CCCTGAAGATCCTCATACGAGAACGGATACTCACGGCTGATATTGGATACGAAGCCTGACCACATCAGCTCCGCCCCGATGTACAGCTCCAACCTCTTCCCGGTCGTGAAGCTATGCGTGAACGGGGTGTCCTTGAGAAGGATGGAGGCGGTCCCGACCGAGCCGTTCGTCTGGCTGGTGAACTCGCACTCCCGATAGAGGAGATCGGCGGTGATGTCTACATCGTCGTACCGGATGATGACGTTCCGGATGGCGTCGATGGCGTAGTTGACCGACAGGCTGGCACCCGCAACCAACGATCCGTAGATCCCGTAATCCTCCTCCAGATCCAAGCCGACCTTGTCCAGAATCTGGTAATCGGCCTCCAGATCCATTCCAACCGACTCGTCGATGATCCGATAATCGAACGTGATGGTGGACCAAGCCTTTGGGTCAACGGAGTAATCAACCAGAAGGCTAGCCCCGGCCAACTCAACGATCTGGTAATCGATGAGGAAATAGGACGAAGCTACATGAGCGTAGGTTAGATAGTCGGTCGTGACCTCGTTGCCAACCAACTCCCCAACGTGGATCCGGTAGTCGATGATCTGATCGGCTGCCGAGGCTTCGTAGACCTGGTAGTCGGTCCCAAGGTCCGCATAGATCGGTTCCGTACCGATGCGGTAGTCGATCTCAACGCTCGACGAGATCTCGCCGAAGATCCCGTAACCAACAACAAGAGTTAGCCCTACACCAGGAGCCTTGACCTGGAACGCGTCCACCTGGAACGCGAACGGCTGGAACGCATCTTGCATTCCAAGGTGATAGTCGATCTCCAGGCTCGACCCAACCGTGTTGATGACCTGATAGTCGATCTCCAGACTCGATCCGACCGGTGGGAGAATCTGGTAGTCAACATCAAGATCTGCCGAGACGGTGAGCCCGGCATCGAGTGTTCCACTGTCGAATACGCCGCTATCGAAGGTCGGCATTTGCTACCTCGCGGCGCGGGGACCCTTGTCGCCAGGGCCTTCATCTACGCGGAATAGTTGGTTCCCTAGAACTGGCTGACCATCGTGATGCTGTCATCGGATGCCATCGCGTACAGGCCGACGACTGTCCCGATCGGGTACATGTAGACGCCGCCGATCCCGGTGTAGGCATCGCCTCCGAAGTTGGCCGTGATCGCAATCTTGTAATAGGTGTACGAGCCGGGGGAGTCTACGGTGAAGGAGTAATACTCGGTGATCGTGGCCCAGGTGTAGCCCGTGACCGTGTCGAGCGTCGTCCAGTCGGTCCCGTTGTTGGAGCCCTCCAGCGTCCACGTCGTGATCTGGCGGTTCGTCTCGCCGATGAGGTTCCACGCCTTGAGTTTGTAGGCGACGATGGTCTGGGCAGAGTCGAATTGGTAGCCGAGGTAGCAGGGAACTCCGCCGCCGTTGGTGAGCCATCCAGAGGTCTGGTTGTCGTCGAAAGCGTGCCAGCCCGGATACGAGCCGTACTGGGAGCTGTACGACACGGTGCCGCTGGGGTTCGTGTTGCTGGTCATGCGCGGGATGACCTGGGTGGCTGGCATATAGTTCGCGTACAGCAGCACCTTGCCCGACACTCCGGTTGTCGGAGGTGTGCCGTAGGTGAGCGCCAGGACTCCGTTGCCGTCGATCACTCCACCTTCGGTCCGGAACTCGACGCCGCCCGAACCGTCTGGGGCTAGGACAAGACCAGTCCCAGACTCAGTAGTCGGGATATCCAGAATGTCCACGCCCGAGAGATCGTGGTCGTCGTTCCACTCGTTCTTCGAGACCAGGGTGTTATCTGTCCCCTGGTCCTTGGTGCTGACGAAGGTGTGCTTGATACCCACCTAGAGGTTCCTCCCGAAGAGGAGTGAGACTCTCTGGCCCATGATCCGCTCAACCTCTCGTGCGATGGTCCGTAGGTCTTCGTCGTTCCTGACCTTGGCGTTGTTGAAGTTGACTGTGAGGACGATAGGTGCGGGTCCGCCTGCGGCACCGTTCGGGGTGACGTTCCTGGGGTTGCGCAGGACGGCGACTGTCTCTGTCCCAGCCTCACCAACGGTGATGTCTGTCTCGCTGGTTGCGGTGAAGAGGGCTCCACCGGCAAACCCCTCCGTCTTTCTGGTGTTGCCGCCAATCGGAGTCGGGTTACTGTCTCCCCTCGGGAGCATCTCGTAGTACCGCCTGTAGTACGAGAGGAGCTGGTTGAAGACGATAGCCGCATCCTTGACCAGCTCGTTCGCGAACTTCCCGGTCAGATCCAGCATGTCGTTCGCGCGGGTCTGGGCCTGATTGAAGATCTGGTTGACGATCTTCATCTCCTTGCCCATCTCGATGTTGAGGGCCTTGATCTTCTTCTGGGCCTTTACGTCATCGATGGTGATTGCGCGACCCTCTGTCAGCAGGCCGATCTGGCGAGACAGGTCATAGACCGACCGATCCACGTTGATCTTGAATGCCTTGCCTTCGAGGCCATAGAGCTTCACCTGGATGTCGAGCTGCTTCTGGGCGTACTCAGCCTCCAGCTTGCGCTGCTTGATACGTGCGGCGCGCATCTCCGGGGTCTCACCGGCAACGGTCAGGCCAACCGTGGCGGTCTGGAAGTTGATCTGCTTCTGGCTCATCCCCAGGCCAAGGGAAGTGGACTCTCGCTGGAGTGCCCACTGCTGCCCTTGGATGCCGCCAAGACCAGATCCGCCGCTACCAAACGCAGACTTCCGCAGGTTGATCGCATCCTTGTAGGAGCGGTTCATCTGGAAGAGCTGGAGGTTGTATTGCTTCACGGCGTACTCGGCGTGAGCGTTCTCGCGACCGATCTGGATGGTACTGATCTCGTTGCCAAGCTTGACCGTTGAATCCAAGGCCCGGTTGAATTCATCAACAACAGTTGGATCCAGGGTGGCGTTGAATTCTGCACCGGCTGTTGAGACAAACGCCTTGGCAGTCGTAATGCCCTTGGCAGCGGCTTGATCGATGGCCGCATAGTCTTCCTTGAGCTTGCCAAGACCCTTCCGATCCTGCTTGGCAATACCGCTTGTGGCAGAACCGACCGGATTCGTGGCCATCTCGATGCCGAACTGGGACTCAATGAGGCCCTTTCCCTCATAAGCGCCAGTACCAAGAGCCCTCTGGCCCTGGGTATCTTCCATCCAGAACTGGTTCTCAATAGCCTGCTTCTGGCCGCGAAGCATGGTTTCGAGATCTGGTCTGGTCGTGCCAATGGAAACGGCTGTTAGAGCGGCCCCAAGATTTCCCAGGTTTGTTTCAAGTTCGCCATTGGCACCGATGATCGCGACCTTGCCTTCTTTGATGTTCTTGGCAAGCTCTTCTGCGTCAGGTCCGAGTTTCTTTACTGCTTCTGACTGGGCATCAAGCTGATCTGCATACAAATCACCACGGTTGGTGAACTTCATGACGGATTCGCCGCCACGCTCAAGTCCGATATTCAGGGCATCGATCTGCTCGGTTGAGGTAACCATCCCCTTCGAGAAGTCGATAATCGCCTTGATGTCCGGAATTGCCATGGGAGTTGGCTGATTTGCCTGAGTCCCCCATGTCTGCGGATCAAGGGTTCCAGGAGTTCCTACTCCGAATGTTCCCTCGCCATACCCGGTAATCGGCTCAAATCCACCTTGTGGCTCTCCATAAACGGATTTCATTGAGGGTGGATTCAGAACAGACGGCATGTCCGTGAACATTCCGCCGATGATCTGGGCAGCTCCTGGGTTCTGCATGAAGAACGATCCGAGAACACCGCCCGTTCCTGTTCCGATCCCCTGAAGTCCACGCTCCTTGATTCGATTGTTGGCCCAAGCTGCACCGCCCATCTGGGCGAGGTTGATGTTTCCTTGTTCGATCGTCGCCTGATCAATGATTGGCTGACCGAGAATGTCTGTTTGGGCAACGGTCATTGCTGTTGACTGTGCAAACGCTGATTGTGTGAGTTCAGCATTACCGCGACCAGCGATAACAGCCTGATCTCCAACTCCAACCATCTGCGCTGTGGCTCCGGGACGACCCAAAGCCCGTTCGATGGCAGGACCGATGGCCATCGTCATTCCTTGGGCAACAGCACCCATCATCGGCCCAACGATTGCCATACCAAGACCGGTGGTGATAGCCCCGATCCCGGTTGAGACAACAGCACCGGCAGCCGCAGCGCCGAAGCTCTTCATGACGGTCGTGCCCTTGGTGACCTCTGCCGAATACTTCTCGAATCTTTCGGTTGCTACCTTGATCGCAGGAGCGATATGGCCGAGTTGCTTGTCTGCCTCATCAATCTTTCCCTGAAGGAATGCACGACGAGGAGCGGACGTTGACGACTTGTCAATCTCTGTCTGATATACCTTCTTGTCCGCTAGGAGAACCCCACGCTGCCTTGTAAGCGTCTGGATATCGGCTGATTCTCGCTCAGCCTTTCCAAGGGATTCGAGCTGAGACTGGAATCCCTCACCACCAACCTTGGCTGTGATGAGATCAACTAGCGATGGTCCAAATCCTCGCTTCGGAACAGAGCGGTTGGCGGCGCGCAGAGAAGCCCTGATCGGGGCCATCTCATCGTCAGAAATATCCTGGAATTGGCCACGGATCTCAGCATTTGCTGTACTGAGACTTGCACGATCACGGCGTCGAATAGCAGCAGGACTCTGGGTTCTGGGACCGTAATAGCCGCCGCGAGTTCGGACGTAATCGTTTTGCTCATCCCAGGCAGCGTTCGCTTCCTTGGCGATCCGCTCGAACGTACTGACCTGTTCGCGATCTTGCCTGATTGCTTCACGCTCTTCAGCGGAGTGGGCAACCTTGGGCTGCATCCGAATTCGGGTTCTGCTCTTGGCCTCGCGCTTGTTCTGAACGCTTCTCTCACGCGTAGCAGCAAATGCGCTATCGACAAGCGTGGACATGAGGTCTTCTTGACGCTTTTCGGTAGCGGCGTAGCTCTCATCTCCCTCGGGCTTGATGAGCTGCTCACGCTTCCTTGACTGAAGGATTCGCTGGCGACGGGCGGCGCTCATCCTGGAGGCAGCGTGGTATGCGCCGCCCTCTCCGTACCGACCGGCGCTATCGTCTTTGCCCTCTAGATCGAGGTCCTTTGTGTCTGGCTCAAAGGAATAGATCCTGTTGGTATCAGCTTCTGTACCAACAGCTCGATCTGAGATGTTCTTCCTGCGCTTTGCGCGCTCGCGTGCCATCTCCTTGGGCTTCGGTGGCTCACCTGCGTTCGGAGGTTCTCCTTCGACAGGCTCTTCACCCGGTCCTTCGGGAGGGGCAGGAGGCCGTCCACCGCCACCAGCGCCAATAGAGCCTGCAAGCAAAGCCGCAGGCCAGTTGATGACATTGACGTTCATGGTCCCGGCGAATCCGCCTTCGCCGCCTTCACCACGAAGAATGGAACGCGCAGGAGTAGAGGTCCCTTCCTCGTCAAGGGCAGACATCGTTGCCCGAGGACGGCCCATGATCTGATCAACGATCGTGGCGACGACCTCCCTCGCAGAGGAAGCATCGAACGATCCGCTTCTAGATCCAGCGACCTCTCCTGGGAAGTCCCTGGCAAACCTGGCTCGAACCTGATTTCCAGTGTGAACCGGAGGCTGTTCCTTCATCTCAGGCTGAAGAAGCTTGCTGAGCGGGTTGTATCCGGTTATCTCTCCGCTGTCTCCGCGCTTTTCGAGCATTGCCCGAAGTTCTGCCTGAACTTCCGGAGCAAGGGCCTCGAATGCTGGACCTGTGAGCAGATCTTTCCCGGTCGGAACCTCTCCTTCAGGGAGTCTGATACCAGAGATGGACGGGCTCTTGAAGTGCCCGGTCTTGGCCGCGTTAGTGCTCGATCCACGCTGTAGTCCACGGCCCCTGGGCTCAGGAGTCGGAAGCTGAACCTGAACCCCGAATCCTGGAACCTGTTCAGCAATGAACCCGAACGCTGCCTCAGTCTCTGGGGCAAGGAGGTTCCACGGACGCTCGGGCATCCTCCGACCAGCTCCAGCGTTGTAGCTGATGGCTTCTGTGGACGGAGCCTCACGGTCAGCAATTCCACTGGGGCGTCTGCTTGTGCGCCGGGCAGTAACCTTCTTCAGCTCGGCATCGAGGACAGCGATGATCGGGTTGATGTCCATCCCAACCGTCGGCTTGTTCTCTGCCGAGAACTGTGACGAGAGAAGGTCGTAGACATCATTGTCGCCAATGATTCCCTTGAGGACGGTGGCATCAGGAGGACCTCCCTGTGACCTACCCTCCTCATCGACCATGCTGGTCTTGATGCCAAGCACGCCGTTCAGGAAGTCGATATCCGTGATGCCTTTTTCGCGTCCGATTGGGCTCGTGATCGACAGATCGCTGACCACGTTCTTGGCCCTGCGGAGAGCTGCGGCCCTGGTCCTCTGGGCATCCCTGGCCATCTGGGCTGGGGTATTGATCGCTCGATCAGAAGCAACACCCTTGGACGTAAGATCCCCACGCCCAGCATCGCTCATGGCCTGGGTGCCCGTCGTCATGAAGACGTTTTCCCTGCCGCTGTCTCCTGCGGCGAGGGTGCGGTTTCTGTCATACCCAGCGATATCGCCCAGCATGTCCGCGAGGTATCCGAAGTCTGTCGGAACCTGGTATGGCGACTTCTCTGGATTTTCGTTCGGGATCTCGACCATTGCCTTGGTCTTGCGAAGAGCAGCCCCCATCTGCTTGAAGCCCATCTGGCTTACGTCCAGGTCAGCGTTCTGCGGGTTCGCCTCAAGGTAGTCAGGATTGGTCAGGATCGTACCGACGATGCGCTGAAGCTCAGACTGAATAGACCCAGGCTGGAATCCGGTCGTCACGTACTCCTGGGTGTTCGGGTCCCTGGTTCGACGCATCTCACCTCGGAACGTGCCACGCGAAGTACGATCCGATGTCGCGGTTGCATCAATCGCCCGCACAAGCAGGTCAGCAGGGATCAACTGTCCCGTTTGCTGACCATATGCCTGGACCACCGCACGCTCGCTAACATCCAACGGATCCTTGCCCTTGGTGCGGAACAATCGGTTGAGCGCCTTGTCGCTTGTCTCCCCGGCGATCTCATTCCGACGCGCTCCGGACTCGCTGATGCGGATCTGGTCAGCGATTCTGGCCAGAGCAGGATCTGCTGCACGAAGCTCCGCCATGAGTCTCGCGGCCCGCTCGTCGTTCTGGATGGACCCAGGAGTTGGCTTGGAGGTCATGACCGGACGACTTCCCGCATTCGGGAACTGGAGATTTGCGTTTAGGGCAGCCCTTGTAACGCTGTCGTTCCTGGCGAGATCCTCGTCAACGAGCGCCTCGGCTTCAGGACCGCCAAGGAGTCCTGCCGCTTCCCGAAACAGATCAGTCGGTGCGGCTCGACGAACCTTCCCATAACCAGCGAGATGTCTTGGGAGGCTGGACGGGAGCTGGTCGGCCATCTCCGGGGTCAGCTCGATAAGACTTTCGACCGGACGCATCTTCGTCTGGGTCTTCGGCTTTCCGGTTTCCGGGTCGATGATGACATCGCCCTGCTCGTTGGCGATCCTTTGTTCTCTCGTGCGCCTCTTGCGCATGACCTCTTCGACGGGCTCCATGGTCGTCTGGTAGCCCTTGTTCTTGAACTCCCCACGGGCAGCAAGGTGCTGGAGGGGAACAAGGTCGATGCTGCCGCTGCGAAGAGGTCCATACAGCTTGGAGTCCACATAGTCCTGGTTCGCTCGTGCCTCTGCATTGGCGCGATCACGCTCAGCAGACGCTGGCCCAAGCTCGGCACCCATAACACCAGCGCGAGGCGTGGACTGATCCGTTCTGGCTCCGCGATGCAGGGTTTCGAGGCGAGCGGAGGTCGTCGAAATGCTGCCCTGAAGACCCTTGATCTTGTTCTGTTGAGCTTCCAGAAGGGCTGGCCTCGTTTGAGGATTAGCCAACTCATACTCAAGTTCCTCGCGTTGCGTGGCGAGAAACTTGGTCTTTCTATCGATCTCAGCCTGTGTTCGCGCATTCGGCGATGGCCTGGTGATCGGGCTTTCACCGGGGGTGTCAACGAGATTGACGTTCTCGTTCGCAAGATCAGCTTTTGCCTTGTCGATCGACATCTGAACGGCATTGATCCGATCTCGGTGAGTTCTTGCCTGCTCCCTTGCTGCGGCTCCTCCGGAACCGTCAATGGGAGGCGCTGCCATAAGATCGGCTAGCTTCTTCTCCTGCTGCTCAAGGAATGCCTGCTTGGCACCTGGCTCTCGACCGTTGGTGATGATTCTCTTCTTGAGAGCATCAGCCAAATCGTATGGAACCACTTCCTTCTGAGCGATGGGCTCAGGAATAGCCTCTCGCTCAGCTTCCTTCCTAGCCATGATCTCAGCGTAGAGAGACGGCAACGAGCGAGGCGCGCTAACTGGCGCTCGCTCTGTCCGACCAGATTGGGCGGGAGCTGCCTGAACCGGTACCGGACCGGGCTGTGAGATTGCTCCTCCAGAGATTGCCTCTTGGGCAAGCGCAAGCGGAGACTTCTGGGTTGCTGTTCGCCCAGGAGGATTAGCCTGGAGGAATGCCTGCTGGATCGGGGCCAACTGGTTGTTGACCATCTCCACGGCAGCCTGTCGGCTGAACCCAAGACCCTTGAGGGCGTCGATGCCAAGAGGTCCGCCGGTGGCCTTGCGCATCTCAGCCAACTCGGAAGGCGAAGGAGCCGTGGCCCGAACACGCTCCGGAGGAACGAACTGCTCACCAAATCGGTTGATCAGGTTCAGGAGCTTGCCTGTTCGATCGCTGGCATCAGGAAGCGGATTGTCAGATGCCGAAAGCTTGGTTTGCAGACTCTTGTAAACCCGATCGATTGATGCCGCAGCGTCCGAGGAAGATGCTTCTAGGATGCGAGTCAGGTCCTCCCTGGCCTTGATCGCCCCTGCGCTGGCTGTTGTTCCACCACCCTGCATGGAGACGGGAGCGCCCTGGACCTGGACGCCCTCGCCCATGGTGACGTTTCCGACAACGCCATTGATCGGAATGCTCAGACCGCCTAGCTGTCCCTTGATCTCATCGAGGTTCCCGATCTCGATGTTGACCGTGAACTTACCCTTGAGGGCGTCCTCGACCGACTTCTTGAGAAGCTGGGCGTCAGCGACGAACGTGATGCTTTTCTTGACATCGATGTCAAGAACTGGCTTCTCGCCAGCGACCTTGTTCAGTTCCCCGATCGACTGGATTGCATCATCAATGAACTTGAGAAGGGTTTCAGCCTTCTCAATCCCAATGTTGATCTTGGTTTCTTTCTCGGCGAGAGCACTAAGCCTGCCCTCGATGGCCTCAAGGGCTTCGAGGGCAGGCTGCGTTTCCGCAGTTACATCTACTGAGAGTGTTCCAATGTTGTCGGCTTCAGGCATGCCAGGTCCTACAGGATCGTGATCGAGGGATCGTCCTCATTGACATCGCCAGACTTTTCAATGCTGTACTGGCCGTCTTTCAGGCTCTTGTCCAGCCGCCCGGTCACCTTGAGGAAGTACGCAAGCATGCGGCGCTCCTCGGAGACCGGGTATTTCTTCATGCGATATGGGTCTATGTTGAACAGGCGCGCGACCTCAGCCCGGAGCGCCCAATCCGGGCTCAGTCGTTTGGGTCTTCTTCAACGCGGTCGGGATCGTTCAGCTCGTTGACCGTATCCACGATCTTCTGGTACAGCCGGTGAGAGAACTTGCCCAGGTCGTCGAGGGAGATGGTGGGATCGGTGGCGCTCAGCGTGATGATCATCCGGTTCATGACACGAGTGTTGATCGTGTTCCCGTCCGGGTTCTTCGCTGCCTCCAGCGCCTCGTCGTTCTCGTCCACCGTGATCTCACGGAACGTGTACGACTTCCCCTTATGCGTGATGGTTCTCGTATCGAGACCATCGTCGGCAGGCTTCGCCGCCTTCACTTCTTCTGCCACACCCTTACTCCTTCGACGTGAAGGCTGTTGCCTTCGATCTTCCATGTCGCGCCCTCAATCGGCTCTGCCAGGAATGTTGTCTTGGCGTCGAGCGTGAGCGTCATTCTTCGTTTACCGGTTGTCTTTCCTATCCAGGCATCGTTCTGATACGCAAGAGAAGCGCGCAGATTCCAGGTCAATTCATCAGACCCAGAATTTGCGCGCCTCTCTAGTGTCCATCTCTGGATCATTGCGATAACGAGCCCGAGACCAACGACCTCGATCTTGCCATCAAGACCAGAGATCGAATTCAACAGGGGCATATTCCCTCCAGAGGAGGCGGATGGAGGGCCGGGCGACGGGGGAGATCGTCGCCCGGCCCTAGAAGTTAGCTACCGAGGACGATGGTCCAAGCGTCAGATGCACGGTACTCGCCCGTGATCTTGGCCGCGTCATTCAGGGACACCGTCACGCTGGCATCCATGAACGCCGGACCGTAGGCAACCATGGTGACCGTGCCACCGGCCTGGGTACCGTCGTCTGCGAACAGGAACAGGTTCTGCGCACCCGAGGTGGCAGCGTTGAGGAGCAGGTCGCCCGATGCGTCAAGGAACCCCGAGAAGTTACCCTGGACGTTCGGAAGACCGGCGAGGTAGGTCTTGTTCGCATCGCCGAACGACGTGGAGTCCACGTAGTCACGGTTGCGCTGGAGGGACCACTCCGACTTGGCGGCGATGCGAATGCCACCAGACGGGAGGGCAGAGGCAGAGACGTATGAGCCACCAACGTAGATGGCCCCGCCCTTGCCGTGGATCTTCGTGCTGCTGTTTGCGGGCATGTAAAGGCCCAATCCTGGTTTCCCAGAACTCTACGTTCTAGGACGGTTGGTCGATCCAGATCTCGTACAAGCCGCCGGTCTGGTAGACCTTTCTTCCTTCGTCGTCAGTGTCATCGTTCGTGAGATCGAGGACCCTCTGCGATCGAAGGGTGTATTGCCCAGATGAACCGTGCTCGGTCGCCGCGAAGTCATACGTCGCATTGTCGAGAACGTTCATCACGAGCTGGTCGAGGTTTCGGGCCTCAACCTGGTCTCGGCTGTGGATGTGGACGTAGATGCCCACCCTTGACATGACCGAGTCCAAATAACGATCACGCGGTGCGTAACCAAGCTGATAGGTCAGCCAGGGATACGGAGTGCCCGTGATCGCGACACCTTCGTGCTCCCCTCCGGTGAGTACCGCTTGCAGGGCGGTATCTGCCCGGAGCTTCTGCACAACGGCCTGGAGCAGCGGCCAAACGGTTGTCGCTGCCATGGCTATCCTCCCTTCACTGCCTTGATATTCGCCTTCAGCCGTGAACGAGCGGCCTTGAACGCAGGCAGAAGGAAAGGCTGGGCGGCTGTTCGGTGGGTTGGGAACTCAACCCACCTTGAGTACGGCGCGGTAGATCTGATCTCGACGCTGAGCTTTGTGCCGTTTCTACTTACCTGTTCATCTCGCTCAATGCCGCGCTTGAGTGTTCCGCCTTGCTCTGATCCGCGAGAGATCCCCCTCGGCTTTCCGGTCGCTGCCTTGGAAGCTCGCTTGTCGTATTCCTCTGGACTGACGACACGCTTTCGTGCTTCGCCTCTGTCGAACGTCCTCATCTTCCGAAACTCGGATCTGGTGACAACGTCCTTCGTTCCGTCCTTACGCGTGTAGGCTGGCAAGCTGCTGAACGCGTTCCACATCTGGCCACCAGTCACGGCAATCGTTCGGTTTCTTCCAACCGGGAAGCTGTGCTTGGTTCTGACTCCACCGATCAGGGTTGTTCGCTTCTTGCGACGACCCTTCTTTCTAACAGGGGCAAGGTCCTTGGCCATCGCCACGATCTCATCCGCTGTTGTATCTAGCCCTTCTCCGACCACCCCTATGAGGCGGTCGTAGGCGGAGCTGATATCGAACGTGTACTTGCCCATCAGGCGAGCTGGGTTCGGTCTTCCAGCCTCCGAACAAGGCACGTCGTGAACGCCCGGTATGTGTCATCGGTATTCGTATCGTTGACCGTGTACCGGAGGCCGTTGATCTCGACCTGGTCCCCAACGTCGATGTTCGTGAGAGTGGCTGGAAGGTTCAGGCGGTAGACACCGAACGAGGTTGAGATCCCGTTGCGGCTATCGATCGCAGGGTTGTTCGTCATCAGGAGCCATCCCTTGACAACGACACCCGTATCTGGCCAATGGTGGTGGTGATCGCCACCGTACTGGTCCTCGACCTGCTCGCGGGTGCAGATCTTTACATCGGTGACAAGACCACGGTTCCCAACGGCCCTGAGGGCGTCGAGTGTTCCCTGGCTGACAAGAGGAGAGGTCATGAGGAAAAGCCTCGATACATGTAGGTTGCCAGCAACTCTTGGGATGCCGGGTTCACGGCCACGTTCGCGAACCCACCCGACTTCGACGCGCGGAGTTCTACCTCGTTGACCTTGATGCCCGAGAGTCCGCCAAGCCCTGCGCCCATCTGGTTGGCCCAGGCCACCACGTCAACTCCGATGAGCGCCGTGGCAAGGGCGATGTTGGAGGGGAGCGTATAGGCGTAGTCGATATACACGCGATCAGTTCGCGCAACCGGAGCAATAAGGGTCAAAACACCCTCGTACTCATCGAATTCGTAATCGGTCACGGGTGTCAGCTCTGTTCCGTTCTTGGTAACGGATACGCCAGAAGCAGACGCAAACTGGTTGTCAAGCTGGAACTCATACCCAGGAGGAGTGCTCTCGGAAATCTTCACCCGTTCGTGAGCCGTGAAGTCCCACCCGTAGGTATACGACATGCGAGAACGTGGATTCTGAAGGCTGATGTACGGAGCCAGGCCCGTCGTAAACACCGCTGCCGGTGTTAGCTGGAGGCTGGTGATCTCGACCGAATCCAGATGATGGTCGATGTAGAGATTGCTGGAGGTGAACTGGACGTACTGGCCATTCGTGACATCGATCGCAAGAGAGGTGACCTCCTTGACCGGTCGATGGAGCGGCCAGACTCGGCGCTGCCCTGGAGCATGGGTATTCCCAGGGTGCCAGACCCTCTGTTCATCGGTGACGGTTCCGCCGAGGAACGAGTGATCGTTCGGAGCATTGCAGTATGTATTTGCCTTGCTGCTGGCAATCTCAAGCAGAGATCCAAGAGCGGCATCTGATCTATCGCCGACATCCACCCCGAGCCCCATCGAGCGGAAGCGACGAGGTGTGATGTATGTCATCGCAGCCTCCAGGAGCGCGGGGGAAGGCTCAGGGGAAAGGGGTCCCTGAGCCTTCCGCAGCCGCTAGGGGAATCGCTTACGCGACGGTCTGGACGCGGACCTTCCCGTTGAAGACCTCGACCTTGACCGCGAAGCCCCACATCCCGAACATGATGAACTGGTGCGTGAGCTGGCCACCGATACCCGTGGGGATATCGAGGACGGTCACACCCTCAGAGCCGAGGTACGGCACCGAGACAGTTTCCATGTCCATGAGATAGATGTCGCTGACGGTCTCGCCGCTGTACGTGTAGGACCCGATGGAGTCACCGGGGATCACGTTCAGAGGCATATCGCCGAACGGAGTGTTGACCCCGTTCACCTGCATTCCGACGCTCACGCCACCCGTGGAGATGTAGCGAACGTTGGCATCCTGGGCGATGTCCCAGAGGTGCTTGACATCGGGGTTGACGTACAGCTTGTTGAGCCGCCCGCCGGTGTTCATCACGTCACGCGCGACAGCACCGATGCCCTCGCGAATGTCGTCAGCAGGCGAACCCGTCGGATCGATGTCCTCGACGTTGGTGGAAAGCGTCCGGCGGAGGCCGTCGAAGCTGTTCACGTCGTAGGGGCCATCCTCGTTCGAGGTCAGGCCACCCGAAGCGGTGGCGTTGCCCTGGAAGATGGTCTTCTGCATCTTGTGCGCGATGGCCCGGAGGCCGTTGCGCAGCTCAAGCTGCTCCGGGTTGAAGCCTGCGCCGCCCTGAAGGGTAGCGAACTGGCTCTTGAGCGTGATACCACGCCGGGTCGCGATGACCGAGATCGGGGTGGTCTTCCGCTCGTACACGCCCACGTCGTCAACGACGGTCCCGAGTTCTGTCATGAACTGGGCATCGCCGTAGCTGGTCTGGCGGTTGTACGCATGAACGAGACCGTTGGACGGCTCCTTCATGAAGTCATCCCAAGCCGGGAACTCGCGCACGTAGATCTCGTACAGGAGCGGCTCAAGGTCCTGCCGGATGAGGGCAGTTGCGCCGGTCGTGTCGAGGGTCTTGCGGAGCTGCGGGTTGGTGCTCAGCGCGTCACCCATCGGGCGACCGCCCGCTGCGGCCCAGGAGCCGAACGGGATGCCGGTATCGATGTTGTCGAGCTGATCGTTGAGCATGCCCCAGATGACACTGGAGGGGAGCTTGCGGAGGCCCGCACGGAGAATGGCAGCGTCTGCCCGCGTGAGATAGGTCTTCTCACGGGAATCAGGCTCCACCGAAGCCGAGGTGGGAATCTCGACTGCGCGCTCCATGGCAGGACCGTGCTCCTCCAGCGCCGCCTTCACGCGGGCAAGAAGAAGTTTGTCCATATTGGTTAGATCTCCAGGTACTTGGCGGCTTCCTCGCCGTACATCTCGACAACCTTGTTGTGGAAGGTGTCAACCGTGCGTGCGATGGAAGTCTTTCTACCGACAGGCGTCTTCGCCACAGTCGTAAGGATCGCGTCGGCGTCCTTGACGTAATCCGTCAGCTCAGAGTTCTGCACGCGGAGGGTCTCGATCTCGGCCATCGCGTTCTTGAGCTGGTCCTTTAGATCATCGATCGTCAAGGTGAGCGCAAGGACGATGTCAGAATCACTGACCTCGCCAGCATCTTCGCTGTCGTCTTCTGTCTCGGACTCCCCCTCAAGCGCCGCCTCGATGGCGGGAAGCTCCTGGAGCGTCTCTTCGGACTCGGGAACAACCTCCGGGGTCTCCGGATCGGCAGCAGCCTCAACGGATTCCGGTGTGATCTCGGGCGTTTCCTCAGCAGCGGACTCGGTGTCCGCAGTAGGAGCAATAGGTGCGATCACGGTCTCAGGGCCGTTCTCGCCAAGGGTCATGATCTCAGGCGGCATATCAGAGGTCTCCTCGTTCTCCTCGGTCTCTGCCGAGGTAGTGAAGGACTTGATCGCCTTCACAGCGTTCTGGACCCAGCTTCGCTGGTTAGCAGGGATGCCGACGATGGAAGCTTCCAGGAGATCGACCTTCTTGATCCGAAGGCCACCCCAGAAACCAGCATCCTTGTCGATGTATTCCCAGTCTTCGATCATCGCGCCGATCGAAACGCCGAGCTTGACCATGTCCCCCTTGAGGAGGTCCCAGGTCTTGTCGGCGCGGGGGTTGGAATTGACCATCTCGATATCGATATCCAGATCCCAGATCTGGATATCCTCGCTGGTCTTGACGCGATTCAGGACCTGAGCTGCATATGTCTTCGCGATGACATCTTCCGGGACGATGTAGTGGTGGTTGAGGAAGATCGTCATGCTCTTCTCAACGGCCTGCTTGCTCATGTCCCGGATGCACTCTTCGGTGATCTCGTCACCATGACGATCCGTGATCGAGGACGAGGCGGTGCAGTGAAGGACTCGTCTGCCGTCAGGGCTATCGACGGCCTTCAGAGCCCCCGTCACGATCTTGAACTGGGGCTGCTTCTGCTCCGGCATCTGGTTCCTTTCCTTTCCTGGGTGTAGAAGCCAACCGCTCGATCAAGTCGTTGAACTGGCTTGCGGCTGTATCCCAGGAGAAATTCGCCTCGACGTGTTCACGGGCCTTTCGGCCAAGGTCGCGGCGCGCACCTTTTGATTGGTAGATCTTCTCGATGGCCGCGCTGAACGCGGGAACGTCAGGGATCCATTGATCCTGACCAGTCGGGGCCACGATGGTTGTCAAAGGCTGGACCAGGACGCCGCCTGGACCAACGACTTCTGTTATCGCTGAACAATCCTGAGCGATGACAGGAACTCCGCAGGCCATGGCCTCGGCAATTGTCAGACCGAATCCCTCGGACCACGTCGTGGACACGAACACGTCCGCTGCGTTGTAGAGAACGGCCAGGTCGTTGTCGGGCCACCCCATGAACGTGTTGTGAGTTCGTTCATCAGGGAAGAAGAAGTGGTTCGCCACATCAGGCTCACGAGCAAGGATGTTGGGGAAGGTGAAGTAGTCACCCCTGGCCTGGCAATGGAAATGGACCTGGATGTCCCTATGGTTCCTGATGACAGGAACGAGAGCCTTCCAGGTATCCGGAAAGTTCTTCCTGGAACTGTTCCGGTCCACGCGCACGACCAGAAACCCATCAGGGTCATAGCCGAGGGCGCGCTTGGCATCCCGCTTGCTGGTGATGATCTCCCCGCCGCTCGTTGTGATCGGGGCCTTGTCCGATACCGGGTAGTACACCGAGGTGTCAACACCGTGGTAGATCATCTCGCTGCCGGGGAGAGCTTCCTGACCGAACTTGGTCATCGCCACGCGGGTGACGTATTCGCCAAGGATCTCCCAGACCGGAGGACTGTTGATCCCGTCAACGGGCGCATAGGTCAGGATCGGAGCAAAGCTGAGGAGAATCTTCTCCCGGTCGAACTTGTTCTGGAACAGGTACCGGAGGATGACCTCCTGGTCGTTGACCATAACGACCACTTCGGGCATCGTCTTTTCGAGCAGCTCGATGACGCGTGCGAAGCCATAGATGTCGCCTTGCGCACGAAGAGATGCAGGCCACAGATTCATGGGCGTGTCCCATGGATCTCCTCGATGGTTGATCGCAAGAACGTTGATCTCGTGGCCGAACTTCTCGACCAACCTGTCCCCGATGGAATGCGTCACGCGGCCGAAGCCCGTGTGGCATCCAGCGTCGGAAATAAACAAGACCCTCCGGCCCATGGTTCTCCCCTGTTGGGTGGAAAATTGGAGATGCCATGAGTCAGAGGACTCTTAGGCTTCAGGGTCGGTCAGACGATCGAATAACGGTCGCCAATCGACCTGTCGGGCTTGTGCAGCCCATTCCTGATTGAGATGAGATTACGACACTGATGACCAGTAATGCAAGATCATCACGTTGAATGAGTGATATCCGGGTCGATTGTTAGCGTCCCAGTTGCCACGGTCTGAATATTCCCAATTGCATCCCTGAGCTGAACATCCCAGGGCAGTGCAATTCCCAGATACCTGGCACGAATACTTTGAGTATCCGCATGGGAGATTTCAATGGTCACGATGCCTTCGGACTCATTTACGACAGTAATACCGCTCCCGATCGTCTTCTGGATGACGGAGTCGATATCAGCGTCGTATGCGTTTTCCTTGGCGGTAAACCAGAGATCAACGCCTGCTAGGTCAGCCGCTCCGCTAGCTGTCGCCAACACAAGATCGAAGATGGGGTCGTCGCCCCTGGTGATCGTAAAGTCGCTCATCTGATACTCCTGTCGCTCATGCTACCGGCGACATTAGGTCGCTTGGTCATCGACCCTGTTATCCCACTTCGTTCCGTAAGCGACCCGGTTACACCAGATCTTTGTGTCATTACCCCGGCAGTGCTAGCAAGCCTCGGAACCGTATAGACAATTGGCGGGTATCCGGTAAGGGTGAGCCCTATCGGAGCTGGAATTGCCCAGACAGGAATTTCTACATCTGGCGTAGCTCCGACCAAAGATAGGGAAGCAGATCCAGGAACAGACCAGATGTTGTCGCTGAGAACAACATCGGGAGCGAACGCTGTCAGCGATAGCGAACCTGCCAGCGGGAGGCTGACCGTTGGATCCGAGACATAGACTTCAGGTGTTCCTGGAGTCAGAATTATCGACGCTTCCGTTGGTAGAGAAACGACTCTGACCGATACCAGAACATCGGGGGCCATCCCGACCATTGAGATGGGCAGCAATCCCGGCTGAGGATGTGCAGTCCCTATGGCGACGACCGACGGAGTTGCACCGGTCAAGGTCAGGGATGCGGCAGTCGGCTCAACGCTTAGACCGGCACCCATCGATGGGACAGCGCCCGTCAGAACCAGGGCAGCAGCATTAGGTTCAACGAGCGCCGTACCGACAGCAACAACGTCAGGCGCGAACCCGGTTGTGGTCAGGCTGGCAGCAGTTGGCTGTCGGCTGGCTGTTCCGACCGCTACGACAGCAGGAACCTCGCCCTCGATCGTGAGAGAAGCTGCCGTCGGCTGGCGGTTCTGAAGTCCGAACGCTTCAACCGAAGGCGTATCTCCGGTGAGAACCAACCCCTCGGCAGTCGGCTGTGACAGCGCGGTGCCAACTGCCTCTACCACCGGTACTTCACCGGTGACGATCAGGCTTGCAGCTACCGGCTGCGGTGCAATAGCTGCTGACGTACTGACATTGGGTATGGCACCCGTCAGGGTCAGCGCAGCATTGTCTGGCTGCGGGTGGGCCGTCCCGATAGCGACAACCGATGGAATCTCACCTGCCAGGGTGATCGATGCCTCGGAAGGCTGGGACAAGATCGGAGTCGCAACGTCAGGAACAAGACCTGACAGGACAAGAGATTCAGCAATCGGCTGGGTGAGAACGGGCGTCAGAACAGCAGGGACAAGCCCAGACAACACCAGGCTTGCAGCGACCGGAATCGACCAAGTGTTATCGGATACGGCCACGTCTGGTGCCGTACCCGTCAGCTCCATGCTGGCGGAAGTGGGCTGCCGAGATGCTGTACCGATGGCTTCTACAGCAGGGGCAACACCCGTAAGCGTCAGCGCACCTGCCGTGGGCTGTGACAGGACTGCGCCACTGGCAACAACATCAGGAACTGCGCCGGTTACCGAGAGACTGGCTGCGGTTGGCTGAGACCAGACGCTCGCGCTGATGTTGACCGCTGGTACAGCACCAGTAATCGATATGGAGGCTGCTGATGGCTGTGGAGCTGCCGTTCCGATAGCGATGACCGACGGTGCAGAACCGGTCAGGGTCATGCCTACGGAATCTGGCAGGCTGCTGCACGGAGCCAGGACAGACGGTGTCGCACCGGTCAGTGTCAGCGACCCAGCGTCTGGCTGGCGGGATTGCGTTCCGATAGCGACGACAGCAGGCGTTGCCCCGGTCAGCGCCAGACCAGCAGCGGTCGGGAACGAAACAACGTTGTCCGTGACCACGACCGCAGGAGTAGCGCCGGTCAGACCCAGGCTGGCAGCAGTTGGCTGGCGGCTGGCTGTGCCGACCGCAGCAACGGAAGGCGTGGCACCCGTCAACGTCAGCGACGCGGCGGTCGGCTGGGTGAGAACGGGCGTGGCGCTTAGGGTATACGTGCCGGTGAAGTCGGCCTCGTAGACCCTCTGCTCCTCGGTCGAGCCGCCCTTGACCCTGTCCCGGGAGATGCGGATCTCGACGACCGCGGCGTCCCAGAGCGCCTTGTTCGCCGTCATGTTGAGGTAGCCGCTGGTGCTGAACACGTAGGCGGCCGAGTTGCGGATGGTCGCGTCGCTGGCCGGGGCGGCGACGATGGTGGCGAACGCCCCGCCCGCGTCGGCCGCCGCGAGGATCGTCGCGCCGCTGATGATCCGGCACTGGAGGCCAGCGGTGCCAGGCGCGGCTGCCAGTTGCCAGATGTCGTTGCCCGGCGTGGCCGACCAGCCGTACCGCAGGACGACAGACAGCGTGTCCATCGTCCCGAGGTCGGCGTCGGTGTCCGCGAGCAGCCAGCCCTGATCGACCTGCGCGTCGCCCGTGGTGGCGTAGTACCCGTACGTGGCGTCGCTGTTGTCGCCCAACGCACCGTTGGGCGCGCTCGTCCATCCGCTCGGGGTGTTCGCATTGCCGACGGTGAGGGGAGTCAGGGCAACCATGTCAGCCGGTCACCCCGCACTCGTTGCACGTCTCACCGGGTCGCGGCCAGTCGCCGCAGTAGACGCCGGTCAGGCCGTACATGATCGGCCCGGCTGTGGACAGGTACTCGGGATCGGCGTGGACCGCTGCCCATGAGCCGAGTCGCTCGCGGAAGGTACAGACCCAACGCCGCGCATCGTCTGCCCCATCGTCCCGAAGGAACGGACAGACGCCGTGGAGCCAGCAGCAGTGGCCGGTTGTCGCCATGCACGTTGCCACCAGGTAGACCTCATGGCAAAGCTAGGCCCCACGTAGGGCCTAGCTTCTATATGCAATTGATAGGAAAACAGCTCTGAGGGCATGAAACGTACCCCTGGTGACAGGGCTATGAATCACGCAAGAGTGAAGACTGTCCCGCCGTCAGATCCGACCGTGTAGGTGTTCCCGCTCGTGGCGGTCACGTCTGCACCACCGGATTCAAGAAGGGCAAAGCACACCACGTCGCCGCTGACCTCGTAGATCGCGGCCCACTTCGCAGTCAGGTTCGCAGTACCAGCCGTCCAAACCGGAGCGGTGGTCATGATAACCGTGACGGTTGTCGTGCCCGACTGGGTCAGCGCGACGGCAATGCCACCAGCGGTATAGCCGGTGTTGGTGATGCCAACCTCGGACGTAACGCTTGCGAATGCCGTGGAAGCGACGGTGAGGTCAGAACCACTCGTGAACAGCGCCATCTTGTAGCTGTCGGCGAGAGCGAACTGTCCCGTGAGAAACTTCGACCTCGTCGTGTCCGTGAATACCCAAGCCCCAGCAGCCATTTGATCTCCTAGTTATAGCTGGCCAGCCCTGTTCCAACAGGACTGGCCCGATGAAAAATCAGCTAGCGACGAATTCGGTCGTAGCCTTGGTTGAATCATCGGCAACATCACAGATGCCGAACGTCCACGTGCCAGTAGCAGGAACAACAATGCTGTTCCAGGTGTGCTTTCCAGCCTGGGACGGGGTGAACTCGTGACTCTTGAGATACCGCGTCCCATCGAGCGTCGCCTCGATGTAGTACCGGATCTCGTGCTCAGCCGGAACGTGAGCTGCGTCGTAGGTGTTGAAATCGGTGTCATCGAGACCAGTGACATCGATCCGAAGAACACTCATCTTGGCACGCCCGCTTGTAGGCGTAACCGTAATTGCGGCCATCTGCTTCTCCTATCCGCTGGTCAATCCTGATTGGGTTGACCTTCTCTTGAGGGGAAGATCCCCTCGGCTGATTGGTCGTCCGCCGTGCGGCGGCTACTCGACCATTTCCTCATGGAACATCCGATGCGATTTGGTGATCCATGCCTGGCGCATGAGGCGAAGCGGGTCGAGTTGCCAAAACCCGATGTCCACGTTCATGTTGAACGGGGTCTTGAACGTTTCTCCACCCTGCTTATTACCGCCCCACTTTGCCTCGTAGTACCTGTCGTTAGCCGGATGGGTCTTGCCGTTCTGCGCCCGATAGTCGAGATCGGCATAGATGGTGGCTGACCCAACGTGTTTGCCGGTGAATCCTGCCTGGACTTCCTTCACGCCAACGAGTTGCGCACGCCTGGCATAGTCGAGATCCTCGTCATATGCCGGGTGGAAGTTCTCATCGAAGTACCCGACATCTGCCAGGGTCTCCTGCGTGATCGCAAACGCCGCCATGCCCAGCATGTAGTTGATGTCTGGGACATTCGGATCGACAACCTCAGCGAGATGGGCGAGGTCCCCCGACCCGAACTCGATGTCATGGTTGGAGATCAACCACCAGGGCGCATCGGGCGTCACCTTCATCCCAAGATTCCATCCCGCAGACACCCCAAGGTTGTGCGGAAGATGGATGACGTGGACACCCGGCAGGTTGCCGACCACGTTGCCGTTGTCGATCACCACGATCCGTTCGATGGGATGGTCGATGGAGGCCAGCAATGCATCCAGGAGTTCCGGCCGGTTGAGGATCGGAACAATGAGGACAGGGATCACGGGAAGTTCCTGTGGTACTGGTGAACAATCTTCGTGGTGAAGTGGAACCTGACTCCGCCAACAACCATGCGGATCCACATATCGCAGTCCCCGTTCATCTCCCTGTCGAAGCAGTTGATATCGAATCGATACGGAAGACTGGATCGGTAGACATAGGCCCCATTGCAAAACGCTCCATCACCGACTGGGTACCGACCATAGTTCTGTCCAGTGTGTACCCCGTCCTTGTACGTTTTACTCACACCATAGACAAAATCCACCTCTGGTGTGAACTCGCCCAGAAGTGTTTCAAGCGCCTGGGGCTCCATGGCATCATCGTCATCGAGGGCGGCAACGAACTCCCCGCGCGCCTGATCGAGACCGAAGTTGCGAGCCACCAATCCAGACAGTCCCCATCGGAGATGCCAGGCTTCTGGGTACTGGAACCTCGGTAGGTTCCAGAATCGGAACCGTGGGTCTCTTGCCGAGAGACCAGCCATCGCCTCTTCGGTGGCAAGCTCTGTCCCGTCCCCAACCACCAGGCATTCCCAGTCCTGGTATGTCTGTGACAGGAGCGACGGAATAGCCCGATTCATGAGCAGATCGGTCCGGTTGTACGTCGGGATGATGACCGAAATCACGACTTCACCACGATCACCAATCCCTCGACGATGGCCAGGGAATCGATATCCGACTGCTCATCGGACTGTCCATAGAAAGTCCCACGGGTGATGGTATTGACTGACATCCGATCGAGAAGGTCCTTGACCATGCCGACCATGCCGGAAGAGTGCCCGGGCTTGAACGCAGCTCCATCGTCCCAATCGGCCCAATAGCCGGTCCCCCAGTCTTCGATGGCATACAGACCACCTGGAACGACCTTGGGAAACAGGCGATCGAAGGATGCCTTGGCGGCAAGGGCAATATGGGCACAATCGTCAATGATGATGTCGAACGAGTCTCCACAGCGGTCCAGGGCACCAGGGTCGGACTGGTCCCCGGCGATCGTCCTGATGCGCGGATGGTCGATGGAATACGTTGCCCAATCAAGTCCGACGATCTCTCCCATCGGGAAGTAGTCTGCCCAATAGAACAGGGACCCGGTAGAAGCGATCCCAAGTTCAAGGAGCCGGACCGGATGATCTCGAAGTGGCATGAAGAACTGGTCGTACAGTTTCAGGAAATGCTCGGGCTTGTCGGATCCAGGAATCATCGCTGCATCACGTCCTCCGAAGAACGGCGAGGCCCCAGCGGCTGGGATGGATGGTACGGAAGGCGTACATCTCCTGACTGTCCACGAACTCATCGACCGCCCTTCTAACGTCCGGCGTCTCCTCGTAGAGATAGTCATGGAGAGCGATCACCCTCGGGTCCATGGAGGCGGCGGTCTCCAGCTCACGCACGGTCTGCTCGTACTCGTGGCTGCTGTCGATCATCACGAGGTCGGCCTTCGGCGGCAACTCGACCTTGACCGAGTCTCCGACGATGAACGTGAACCGTGGATCTTCCCTCACCCTCCTGGCCAGGTGGGCATTGGGATCAATGTCCACACCGAACAGCTTCCCGTTCTCGGGAAGTCCGTCGAGCATCGACCAGGTCGAGACACCACCCCGCAGCCCGAACTCGACGACAACCTTCGCGTGCGAAGCAAGCTCCTTGAGTTGTTCGACATGCGGAACCATGTCAACCCAGCTCTTGGCGTACTCCTGCAACGTGATCCCCTCCGGTTCCGGATCGCCCGCATAAGGGTTGTAGTTCATGTCCATCTCCGTAGGTCGTGGTGGTTGATGTATCGATCCTGTGTCCCCAGGTCAATGGACTGGCCGAGATACGCCCAACCCATATCCAATCGACCGAGCTGAGGCCCGTCCTTCTCAGCAGCGGTCAAGGTCGCCAAAGCTCTGGCCCGGATCACGAAGGCACCCCATCCATGGACCTTCCCCTCGGCACCGGAAGCCTTGGTCTCGACTTTCAGGACCCTGTTCCCTTCCATCGACATGACGACCCGATCGAGCTGGCTGGCATCCGACTCGAAGATGGCCAGGGCACCATCCCCGCGAACGGCATCGATCACATTCTGCAACGTCCTATTCGGATCCAATCGCCAAACCGAATCCGGAAGGGCACAGACCACAAGGGTTTCCTCGCCATGCTTCTTTGCGATCATGTATCCAGCATCGCCAAAGGCTGCGGCAAGGTTTTCCTCTGCTGTGACAAGGATCTTGACTCCGTCCTCCTCGACGGAGTCAATCAGGCATTCACAGGTGTGCGGACGGACAAGGGCATAGACGATAGACGCAACAGTCCGAACGTGTCGCAAGGTATGTCGATAAACCGGGACGATCCCGTCATTGGTGATCGTGGGAACCAGGGGCTTAGGAAACGGCATTCCCAGACGGACACCATTGCCGCCCATGGGAAGTAGGCCAACAATCTCAGGCAAGCGTGGACCTTACGATTCCAATGTCTCGCACCTTGTCAAACCGATACCACTGCTCGAATACGCCTCGATCATAGACATACATCTCGGGAGCATTGCTGGCCCGGTAACTGTCGTCCATCTCCCCCTTGCCAATGATGGGGTGCATGTGCTCGATGACCACGTCAGAGAGATAGGAGATGCATTCCGCTCCATCTCCGAGGATCTTCCAAACGTTATCGAGATACAGGTGACGCGCTCCCCGAAGTCCGAAGTACCCAAGCGCCTTCACGATGCTGGATGAAACAAAGACGTGGGTCGGGATATCACTTCGGTAGAGGTCATTGCAATGAGCGAATCCGCCTCGACCAAGCGCACTACCCACGGCAACATCCCATCCCGGAGTACGAAAGCGATTGTCGTCACCGATGAAGCCCAGGATGGACGGAGAGTCTTCCTTCTCCAGGATCCGATCAACAGCTAGCTGAAGAACCTCGTTCATCCATGCTTGCTTCGGAACGATCACCAGGGGAACGGCGTAATCCGCCGGGTCCTCGTCATCGCTGATCGCGAAAAGCAGTTGGGTATCCTCCCTCTCTCGGGTGGCAACGAATGATTTCCATGTCTCGCGTACTGCTATCGGCCTACCTCTGGTCGGGCAGATGACCGTGAGACTTCCGTCACCCACCGGGTTTCGCCTGTCGAGATGCCGCCTGCATCTCCAGCATCTCCCGCACGGTCGGCACATCGCTGATATCCACGGCACCCTGCGGAGTCGCCATGATGATCTTGCCTTCCATGGAAGGAACAGGCTCACGGCCCTCGTCAACGCGGGCTTCGTTGAACATCTTCCAGGGCACACCTGCCAGGGAGAGCTTGTTCATCTCAGCGCGGGCAGTCGATTCCTTGAGGTTCAACGCCTTGTAACGGAAAGCCAGGTTGTTCGCGGCCCCGCCATAGCTTGCGTCCCAGACCACTTCCTTGGTGAAGTAATCCTGGACGAGGCTCATCAGCGGCCGGAGCCCCCGGTCTTCGGAGATCTGAAGCTGGATTTCCGATGTGGAGCGGTTGACATCGAATGTGACCCCGAGGTCCTGCGGTGAAAGACCGAATACGACAGCGATCTTCCGAACGAGGTAGATCTGCCACTCCAGGAACTGCATATCCCGGTTGCTTCCTCGGAGAGGAATCCACTTTGCTTGCTCTGTTCCGCCGATGAATCCAACCGTTCCGCCATAGGTCATCTCCGACTCGAAGAATTCTCTGAAGCGATCGATGTCAGTCTGGCTTGCGCCCTTGCCCAGGTCCATGACTCCATCGGGAGCAGCGCCTGCGACCTGGCGACGGTTGTAATCGTGTGCGTACAGCTCAGCCTCGATGGTGAGCTTGAGGGTCTCCAACGCAGAAAGACCAACCACCGAATGGCTTCGGCGGTTGGCCATCATGTAGATGAAGTCAGCGTTCTTGAACGCAGCTTCCATCTTGTGTGTCGGATACCAGAAGTACCGGGACTCGTCTGGGTTACCGTCCCAGATTTCGGAAACCCTGATCGTCCCGCCATCGACCGGCCATAGGTTGGCGATCGACCCATCAAGGGTTCGTTCCTTCTCCACGCACCCGGCGTCAAGGACAAGGATGTCCTCGATGATCGGCTCGATCAAGGTTCGATACGAGTCGTTCGCGGGGTTGGGATCGGTAAAGGTCTCCCGGATTTCCTGCTGGAGCCTCTTGCTGTACGGCTTCTTCGGGTCGTATGGGACGATGTCCCACTCCGCAGATGCGACCTGGCTGCGTCGGATATTGATCGCGCCACGGATCCACTCTGAGTGCTCCGCCCAGAACCTGAACTGTGCCACGTTGCTCTTGCCAATACGCCCGTTCCAGGCGTTGGTGACAGCAGAGCTAGAGTTCTTCCAGACCTTGGGGCTGGTCCGTGCAGCTTTCTGTACGGAAACACGTGCGAGAGCTTTACCCATAACGATTCACCCGGAAATGTCCTGCGATGAGTCGCTCCTGGGCTCGCTTCACGTAGCTTTCCAGCTCCATACGATCAGCAACCTTGAGCGCGTCCACGTAGGTGAGAATGGCTGTGTCTTCAATGTCGGCCATCTTTGAGGAGATGTACTTCGGAACCCAGCGAAATCCGTCGCGGAATTCCATCTCGACCATGTCGGTCATCGACGTTTTGCGCCTCCGAAGATGAAGCCACCGGATCCGGTCTCCATCGCGTTCCCGAGAGCGTCGATCATGTCGTCATGGCCACGCGGGAACTGGAGAAGCTCGATCTCGAAGTCCGATCCCTCCAGGGACGGATGGTGGAAGACTTTTCCTGACTCGTACCGTGCGGCAACCGCACGTGCCCTGGTGACCTTGTCCACGTCGGATCGCTTTCCGACAACCGGTAGATCGGTGGAATTGAGAAGCTCAGCCACCAGGGAAGACTGGAACTGGTTGTTCTCCACGATGATCTTGTCGATCTTGGGATAGGCATTGAACCCGTCGATGACAAAGCCACGATGCCCGGTCTCGATCTTGTCACGAACAACAGAGAATACGTACGTATTCCGGTCATTGTCTTCAGCGATGACAACTCTCGCGGTGTAGTCCGCTCTCTGTTTTTCTGAACTTGCCAGGTCAACGCCCATCTTCCAGCGCAATTGCTTGCGTAGGACAACTTCTGGATCAAACCGCTTGAACCAGTCCTTGCGGAAGACGTTTCCCTCCATAAGGCCGGAGATATCGTTGAGGTAGGCGCACGCAAACATCGCGCTGCCCATGTCCTCCTTCTCCCGAAGAAGAAGATCCATGTTCCAGACCTGCGGCCAGAGGGCGGTAGGGAACTTCTTGTCCACGTCATCGGGTTCGTAGGTGATCGCCCCTCTAACCAGACTCGGCCACCGCTTCTCTTCGATCAGCTTCTGGTACAGATCCCCGTCGAACCACCTGGTTCCGAGAATGATGATCGACCCTCCAGGTGCCAGGCAGGGCTTGAGGGTCTTCCAGAACCACTCGTCCATCTTTTCCCGCTGTTCGGGGGTTGACGAGTTCTCGTTATCAACGATGTCGTCGCACAGGATGATGTCGAACCGCTTGGACACGATCGCGGAGAGTGCTCCGCGTGAATACATCGTGACGTTGTTCGTCCGGGACAGCGCAGAATCTCGCTGGATCCACTCATCGTCTGTCCATTTGTGAGGACCGACGAGGTCTCCGAAGATCTCCCTGTGGTACTCGTTCGCCTCGAAGTTGAACCGGATGGCCCGCGAGAAGGAGTTCGCCTGCTTCTCGGTCTTGGAGATGAGAGCAACACGGATGTTGAGGTTGTTCGCGATCAGCCAGGAAAGGAAGATCGTGTTTCCCCAGGTGGTCTTCGCGTGACCTCGGGGTTCGAGGATGACGCCGTTCTCTCCTTTGCGCAATCGCTCACGGATGAACTCGACCATCTCCGCATGGTGGGGAGCTGGAACGTGCCGGAACGCGTATTCGCCATAGGCGAGAGGATCAGTGGACGCGAGAGCCCGCAGCGCCTGCTCTCGAATCTGATCCCAGATCTCCGGCGGAAGATCCTCGCTCGCGAGCGATGTCAAGGACTCTTCGGAGCCACTCAGAAGGAAGCTCTCGTCCAACAGGGACAATGATTTCTCCATCCTTTACGCCCGAAGAAGGATCCGTCGTGAACTCCTTCAGAGCCTTTGAGGCTTCGATGGCGTCCTTCGGCGTGACGTTGATCTCACCAGAAACGAGTTGCTGGGCGTAACGTCGGAGGGTCGCACGTAGGACGTTGACCCTCTCGTTCTCAATTGCTGCCTTCTCGGCACCCACCTTGTCCGCAACGCCTTCGTATGAGCGTTTAGCCACGGCGCTCTTGTAGGCAGCTCGTTCGTCATACCAACCCTCTCCGCGAGCACGTTCAGCCAGGGT